CATATCTGTTTCCGAAAACGCTTCACGGTCGATTGATTCAATAAATCCTCCTAAATCTCCGCTCCTTGATTCAAATGTGGCAGCATATCCGCGCACGGTTCGTTTTTCTTCTTGGTCCATCGCCCTTAATTCCATCCCAAATGTTCTTATTTCTTTTTCCATTATTTCGTTTCTTTCAGATTCTGGTAGATTATTTAACTTCTTTTCAGCCCAATTTCGCATCGAATCGCCACCCCAAGCATCGTACATAATTGAACCGCAGATTTCGTTTCCATTCTCGTCTAAATATTTGCCTTGGTCGTATGTTTTGGCTCTTGATAAAAAACTAAAGGTCCTTTTTATAGTATCAACACTTAATTTCTCCTTATTTGCAATCTGATTAGCTCTGGTCCAACCAACTGCCGTACCGCAATCGCTTCCGTTCTCCTCTCGGTGCTTTAACGCCCTTTTTGCGTTGTTTACGGCTGATTGTGGATAATCGTTATATGGCATTATTGCGGATTTTGGTTTTCAGTTGAATTTGAAGCCAATGGCATTCCATATACATCGCCACCATCGTATCCGTTTAATCCTTCTTTCTTTCTAATTTCGTTAGGATTTAATGCCCTAATATTATACATCGTCTGGTACAATCTTGCTCTGGAATCGGTATCTCCTTGTAATAACCCATCTAAATCAAACTTGACAAATGTTTTGCCCCATTGCGACCGCGGAAATAGTTTTGAGTTAAATTCGGATTCAATTCGCTTGGTCCAGCTGCGCAACGTGTACTGAACAAACATTCTATTTAGTAATTCGGAGTTGTTAAAGGTTTCTGTTTGACCAAGAAGCGTAACCGGAACACCGGTAATATTCGATATGTCAGTTATAGTCAACTTTCTCGCATTGATGTCGTTTTGGTCAACCGCTTTGCCTGTTTGTCTATATTTAACTCCATTTGAAAGTAGTGCAGTTTTACCGCTATTATCAGCACCTTGATATTTTCGATTCCAGCTTTCCTCTATTATATCCCTTTGTTCCTTTGATAATGCCTGTTCTGTTTCCAATACGCCACCGATTTGCGCTCCGTTGCCATAAAAATTAGCACCGTGTTGAATTTCTGCAATACCTCTTCCAATCGTGTCCATCTGGTAGTCAATAACGGATTTGCCCATTATACCGTCCTCGGAATACATCCGCAAATGGATTATATCCGATGCCGGGATAGATTCCTTATGTTCGTGCAAATAGTAGAAATATTCGTTACCAGCTTTAAATTGCTCCCAGCTTCCTGTTACCAAATGCAATCTGTCAATCGCTCCTGACGCATCGGTCATTATGTGGATCAATGCATTTCCACCTTTGTAATGGCTTGACCCAGTAAACATTTGGCGCACCATAGTTTCAAAAAATGTAAACTTGTCAAGGTTTGGATCAGGTCTGAAATTAATTAAAGGATATAATGGATGGTTTACTGCTTCGGTTATGTTTCCTTCTTCGTCTTTTGTGTAAACCGACAATGGTAATGATGCAATTTGTTCTGATAGAATCGTAACGGCACGGAAATAAGCCGGAATAGATTGCGATGTCTTCCAGTTTACGGATACTTTCGCTCTGGAAGCGGAAAATAAAACGGTCTGCCACGTTGACCAATCCTTTGCAGGTCCAATATTGGAGTAGATCGCAGCACGGAACTGCTTAAATGGTTTTGAAATGCGTTGGATTAATCCCATAACGCAAATATTTCAGAAAACAATGGTTTTACCAAAAAAAAAGTTAACAAAGTTTGTTTTTGTTAATTTTAATAGTATATTGTACAATTATTTAACCAAATCTATTAAAAATGAACAACTACCAAGACCTTTACTCCGTTTATGGCGAGTACAATGACAAATTCTATCTTGAAACCTACTCAAATCACAAAGATGCGTATTCACGTTATGCTGAATTAAGTTTCAAAATGCTAAAACAAGCTACAAAAGAATGGAAAAAGAACCCGGACCTGATTCCGCAGTTTTACGAATCTTCAATTAATGGCTACAACAAATCGGCACATTGTCGGATTGGGCATATTTATGTAGATAGGATTCCGGATATTGACGAAATTGATTAACTTCGCATCAATAACTCGTTTTTTTTAAATGCTTTTGAACCCGGTCTTTGTGCCGGGTTTTTTATTTCAGTTTTCCGCGAAGCCATCTGGACTTCATTACGCGGAAAGTTCCGTACTTTTTGTACTTGTTTTTACCCTCAATTTTGTAATGCCATCGTTCATTGGCTTCAAATGCCCTTAAATAAGACATATAATCGGCTACAATGTCGAAAAAATGGTTAAAATACTCGGAATTGCTCATTATATAAAGGAAATTACTGATTCAGCATCAAATGGTCGTTGTCCTTTCTTTGAATCCATATACGCGGCATAACACATAGCCAAAACTACCATTCCATCGATTTTTTCTTGCGATTTGTCTTTATCGAACATAATTAACCCGGTGTGATTAGTTTTAAGAGTAATATTACCAGCCATCCACCTCAATACCGGATCTCCACCGTGCCAAATCTGACCTTTAGATATTAAAGCCTCCATTTCGCGTATTGGTTCGTTATAGTTTACAACTGTCTGCCGAAACTGTTCCATTGGTACTCCATCAGCTGCCAATTCTGATGCGAATTGTGTTGACTGCCACGGATCGTAATAAACTTTTTGAACCGAATAATTTTGCATCGCTTCTTGAATATCCAGCTGGACCGCGTTAAAATCAGTAACATTCCTTCAGTTAAATACAGATGTTTGTCCTTTGCCCAATCTAAATACGGAACTCCATCCTTTTTTGCTCTAAATGTAGCACCTTCTTCCGGGCAGTAGTATTTCGCTTTGAAAATAAATGATTCGCGCTCTGGTGTTGGTGGAAACAACAAGCCGAAACAAGTTAAATCCCATTTGGTACTTAAATCGACTGCTGCATAACATTCCGAACCCATTAGTTTCTCTTCGGATTCGGTTTTGTTGCCTTGCATCCAGATTTTGTCCGTAATCCAAGTTTTACTTTGCCGAACCCAAATATTTAGGTTCTTAGTTTTAAAATTAATCTCGGCAGATTGACCTTCATTTAGTGCCTTGGTGTATTCGGTCCTTAATCCATCCCAAGATGGAGTAGTTCCAATTGATGGATTCGCCTTCTGCCAAGTTCGTTCATCGTTCCAATCATCGTCCTTGTTGGCGGTAAATATTAATCCGAATGTGGATTTATCTTCCTTCTTGCCTGATACGATGTCATTTACAACCTTTCGATACTGATGGCAAGGTCCATTAATATTAAATCCGGCAGTTGTTATTATGAATAGCAATGGTTGGGTTCTGTTTACCATCCCGGATGCAAGGTTGCGTAATATAGAATCATCCTTTGCTTCGTGGTATTCATCGATTATTGCAAAATGTGGACGAACTCCATCTAATGTTTTGCTATCAGCTGCAATCGGTTTGAATGACGATTCGCCTTGCACATTTTTTAATCCACGAGTTGTAATCGAATCGTACACTTTGCAAATACTTGCAAACTTTTTTGATTCTTGCATAAATTGAGTTGCCATAACTTTTCCCGCATTCCAACAAATGGTTGCCTGGTCATACTTGTTTGCAGCTGAATAGCACTCCGCACCCATCTCCCCATCAAAGAACGCACCGTATAAACCAATGGCACCAGCTAATTCTGATTTACCATTTTTTTTAGCAACTTCAACATAGGCTTTCCGGGTAACTCGGTATCCAGAATCTTTGTACTTCCAACCGAAAATCCAGCTTAAGACAAATATCTGCCACGGTAATAACTGGAATCGTTTACCGTAGTATTCTCCGGATGTGTGTTTTAACAGGCGAAATATCTGAATTACGCGCTCAACTCCTTTTTCGTCATAATATATCTTCGGATCCGCTTCGAACTCGGACCATCTCTTGACTGCAGCCAATTCCGATTCGCCAACGAGTCGTTTTCCTTCTAAAACTTCTGATATGTATTCCTGTGCGTTCAACCGGTGTGGGATTGGTTCAAAATAATATCAAACGGATCGGATACTTCTTCGTTTTTCTCCATTCGCATTTTGTCGCGTACTGCTGGAGTCAATCCTAATTGCTTTAAGAATCCTTCAACGTGAGATAGGTGCGTTTTGTACACAGTCAACTCCGGGCTGACTTGTCGCGTACCATTTGGGTATTCTTGAATCTGGTTATTTTTCAAATCCTTGTCCGCTTCGTCTAACAATGATAGCGATTTGGCAGTTCTCGTTACGAGAACCGAATCCGCTTCTGATAGTAATCCGCAGTATTCCAAGTCGTGGACCAGTATATCGAAATACCTT